CCGCTACGGGGCTAGAAATGGGCAAGAAATAGGGTTCTAAAGGGCATAATGCGGACTCCTCTCACTGTCAACGGGAATTCGCGCGGTGCATGGGCATGCCCGCAGTGCCCCTACGGGCGAAACTGTGTCGTCCAGAACGGACCTGTACCGGTGGATTGATATATGGACGGACGTAAGACAATTGCTCCTCCGAAAGACTTTATTAAGCGGGAGAAGGCGGAACGGCGCAAGATCGAGAAGAGGGCCAGGAAGATCAAGCCCAGGACGCTATGGGATGGAAGGAACTTCACGCTTACGGACGAGATCCAGGAATCGATCTGCGGTTATCTGAGAGAGGGGTTGACCTTTCGCGCCGCCAGTTATCTCTCCGGGGTCGATCCGGGAACCACTACCGCTTGGATGCAGCGCGCCAAGGGGCATGTTCCGAACCGGAATCCGAATCTTCCAAGTCACCAGTCCTGCGTCAGATTTCTTGCCGCAACACAGCAAGCCTTGGCCGATTTTCAGCGGGTCCATCTGGAAAGTATCCGCAAGGCGGCGCTGGCGGAAGGTGCTTCCAAGATTGTCAAGACGCGAGGGGGCGAGACAGTGGTCACTACCTCCACACCCCGTTGGGACCCCCGGAAGAAGCGCATGGTCCTGATCAAAAAAGAAATGGTGACGAAGGAACCGGACAAGCTCCAGGAGATTATTGAAGCCCAATGGCCCGCCAGTGCATGGTTGCTCGAACACCGGTTCCCGAAGGAATGGGCATTGAGGATTCCAGAAGGCAGGGATGAAGAAGAGAAGGCGGGAAGGTTGGGCGAGCTGATCACGGCTCTGCGGATGGGTCAGGAAGATCCAGTACCGGAGAAGCCGGAAGACGAAACCTAGATGGCCACTCCAGCCAAATCCGAAGCACCTCCGATCAAGATGCGAAGGTTCGGCCCGCGTGCCGCCGAGTTCGCCTACCGCGCACCCGCGCAAGATGCGCGAATCAATCTGGTGGTTGGGGCGGTGCGGTCGGCCAAGACCTGGGCCAGCTTCCCCAAGATTCTCCAGCTATGCCAATATGACGTGGGTGGGCTCAGGCTGCTAACCGGGGTTACCAAGCAGACCGTGTACGATAATATTCTGCGGGACCTGTTCGAGCTCGCGGACCTGGCGGGCTCGGGCAACTACAGCTACAATCGCCAGACCGGCGATTTGAGATTGTTTGACGCGGAGTGGGTTGTGATCGGGGCCAAGGACGAAGGATCGGAGAAGTTCCTGCGTGGCAAGACGGTGGGGATCGCGGTATGCGACGAAGTAACGCTGATGCCCCGCAGCTTCTTCATGATGCTCCTGAGCCGTATGAGCCCCGATGGCGCGCGTCTTTACGGCACCACCAACACGGACTCACCCGAACATTTCGTCAAGAGGGAGGTGATCGACAACCTGGCCGTCGAGGGAAGCGACAAGGGCTATCGCTACGGCCTCGGCCGGGATCTCTGGTTCGAGACCTGGACCATGGACGATAACCCTTCGTTGGGCGAGGATTACAAGCGATTCATTCGTCGCAGTTACGTGGGGATGTTCTACGCCCGCTATATCCTAGGTCAGTGGGTGATGGCCGAAGGGGCGATATATCGTGACTGCATCACCGACAGCACCTGGTATGGGAACGAGGACCGGCCCAAGGGGCTGCTCAACGCCGGCCACGCCGAGCGATGGATCACGGTGGACTACGGGACCGCCAATGCGCTGGCCGCTATCGACGTGTACGACGACGGCACGACAGTATGGTGCGAAAGGGAGTATTACTGGGACAGCCGCGTGCGGGGCAGGCAGAAGACTGACCGGGAATACGCCGACGATTTGATTACGTGGTTGGGGGGCAATCCTCAGAATCCAGACCCGTCGCGCTGGCCCGGAGTGATATTGGACCCGTCGGCGGCAAGTTTCAAGGCGGAGTTGTTGGGGCGGGGGTTTTTCGTTCAGAATGCCAAGAACAATGTGGCCGATGGCATCAGGCGTGTATCGACCATGCTGTCGCGGAACAGGCTGCGGTTTAATCGCGCCAATTGCCCCGAATGCTTCAAGTACATGCAAAGCTACGTATGGGATGATCGACGAGTCGCGGCGGGAGAGGACAAGCCGAAAAAAGTTGGAGATCATCTTCCAGACGCGGCCCGCTATTACACGGAAACCAGAATAGGCGACTGGAGACTTTCGTTCTGATGTTCCTCCACGCGTGGAAAAGGCTGGTGGCGATGTATGGTAAGGCCATGGCCCAGTTGCTCTCTGCTCAGAACTACGATAGCCCTGAGTTTATGGTTGCGGCCGAACAGTTGGCGCGCCGGATGGCCGAATGGGTAGAGGCTTTGAATGTGAAGGGTTGGAGGCAGGCCGCGTTTCAGGCCGGACGCGGCGGGGAACTGTACCGCGCACTCCAGCATGAGATCAGGACTGCCGGGTTGCGTCCCGAGCTGGACCAGATCGCCCGCCGCAACGCGGACCTTATCCGTTCGGTTCCGGAGGAAGTGGCGCAGTCCATTACCCACATGTCCCGCACGATGCAGGAAGCGGGCAGCAGGCCCGAGGCTATTGCGCGGGAGATCAGGCGCAGGGCACCAGAGCTAACTAAGTCCAAGATCAAGATGATTGCCCATACGGAAATAGGGCGGGCTGAGACTGATCTGTCCAGGGCGCGGTCACTGAACCTGGGATTGGAATGGTATATCTGGTCTACTTCGCGGGACTCGCGCGTACGGCCTTCTCACCGATTTATGGATGGGGTGTTGGTGAACTGGAACGACCCGCCGTCGCCCGAAGAATTGATAGGTGAGAAGTCAACTTTAGGCCACTACCACAGTTCGTGTTGCCCGTGGTGCCGGTGCAGCAGCTTGTCTGTTGCGGACCTGGCCCAGGTCCAATTTCCAGCGAGGATCTACCGCGCTGGCAAGGTAATCAGGATGTCTCGCAAGGACTTCTCCCGCATTGCGGGATTGGAAAGGGCGGCGTAATAACCGATGGCTGGCCCCCACGTTATCGAATTCCCGCAAGGCAATAACTGCCGCATACGGCGCGCGTTCCGCTCTCCGCAGTCGGTGGGTTTGAGCACGGACGCGGCCAAGGCCAGTACCAGCGGGGCGCAGGCGTTCGACTTTTTCACCAATGCGGCAGCGCGCATGGGCTGGGGTACGCCGAACCTGGCCGAGGGCGCGGACTACACGATGGTCCGGCTCTCATACGACTACTGGCTGCTTATTACGCTCTACCGCAACCATTGGATTTCGCGCCGCATCGTCGATATGGCGGCGCAGGACATGGTGAGGGCCTGGCCCAGGTTGACCAGCGACTTGGAGCCTAAAGATCTTACGCGGCTGGATCGCGCGCTTCGTATCACACGCTCGAAGGCCCAGATCGAACAGGCGGTCAAGATGTCGCGCCTGTTCGGCGGCGCGGGCTGCCTGATCGTAATTGACGGCCATGAGAACCGGTTGGACGAGCCGCTGGACCTGGAGGACGTGGAGCTGGGGTCGTTCAAGGGGTTGCTGCCATTCGAGCGCTGGACCGGCATCATGCCGGACGCTGAGTTGGAGACCGATATCACCAAGCCTCGCGAGTTCAACCTACCCAAGTCCTATACCGTGGGAGCGGCCGGCGGCGATAGGTTCCATGTCCACGCGAGCCGTATTCTGCGGTTCCTTGGCCCGATGGTGCCGGATCCCGAGTACGCCGCCCAGATGTATTGGGGCATCAGCGCATTGGAGCCCGCCTACGAGGAGATCCGCAAGCGGGACAACATGAGCTGGAACATTTTGGGTCTGACGTTCCGCGCCCAGCTAATCGGAATGAAATGGCCCGAGTTGGCCCAGATGCTATCGGGCGTGGGCATGAGCCAGAACGCCGCCAAGGCTTTCTACCAGCGCATGGAGGCGGTCTGCCATTTGATGTCCAACCAGTCGCTCATGATACTGCCCGAGAACGGCGATATGTCGAGCATCAATTACACCTTCTCGGGGTTGGCCGATGTGTACCAACAGTTCCAACTGGACATTGCCGGCGCGACGGGCTACTCGGTTACGAGACTATTTGGCCGTACCATCACTGGGTTGGGGCAGTCGAACGACGCCGAGGAGAAGCTCTATGAGGAGAG